GAGAAAGTAGAGTACTTTTTATTCCCTGCTAAACCAAGTCATTATTATGTAAGCAGGTTTAATCGTAAAGGAGCGCATTTTGGTTGCTATCCAACTGAAAGATTTCAAATCACGGAAAAGGAAGTATGGACACCAGAACCTCAACCGAATCTGCCTGAGTTAAATGCAAGCCTATTCTATAGAGCTCAGTTGATTTGGCGAAAAAAGGGGTATAAAGATAAACCACTTAAAGATTATATCGTACAGCCGAGAGGGAAACATTGCTACTTTTGGCATGATCGGGAGCGCAAGAAATTTTGTGGTTGTTTTCCGCTGCACTGGTTTACCGATTTTGTACCAGTTCAAAGTCACCATATAGAAGAAAAAGCTAAAGAAGAGGTTAAGTTATTACAACGGTCAGATGGACAACTTGCATTTTTTTAACGAAAGAAAGTGAATGGGTGTTTTGCTCAGTCATCGATTAAAAAAAGGAGTGTTCTTAATGGATATTAATAGGTTATTTGCAATGCAGAACGTTTTGGATAAAAGAGTTTTAGAGTCAAAAAATCTTTTTAGAGAAGAAGTATTTGAATTTAGAATACTAGCGTTTTTAGATGAATTAGGCGAATGTATGAAGGAATGGCGGGTATTTAAGTTCTGGAGCAATGATCGTAAACCGAGAACTAGCATACCTACAGGGAAAGTCAAAGTATTAGATGATGGTTGTAAAGTAGAAGTCTATAAAAATCCGCTTCTAGAAGAATACGTTGATGGATTACACTTTGCAATTGGACTTTGCATAGATTTGAAAACAGAAATCAACTTTCCTGCTTCTATACGTTGCGAGACAGTTACAGAGCAGTTTTTCGAATTGTATCATCTAGCAATACGATTAAAAGAAGAACCAACAGCATTTAGGGCAGATGTACTATTAGCCCATTATCTTGGTTTAGGGGAAATGTTGGGCTTTTCGTTAGAAGAAATTGAATATGAGTACATTGAGAAAAACAGGGTTAATCATGAACGTCAGAACAATGGATATTAAGTGAGAAAGTGAGATGGAGCAGCTATCGATATTTGATATAGATGAAACTAAAATCAAGCTATATGAAGTCTTGGAAGCTAATGGCTATCATCACGAGATTAAGAGTTATTACTTACACAATGATTACATGGGCGAAGTTAAGTATTTCTACATTAGAACAACAGAGGACATGATTATTGATATGTGTTTGAGTCAGTTTCCTGAAGTGTTTATGGTATACGAGGGATTCAATGAAGTCCAGATCAAGAAGATATACAAAGGGCGATTGTAAAAGTGCATGTATTTTGGAATTAGGGTGGGTGAAAAGTGTGGATATTTACTCAGGATTTAATTGGAAGCCATATGACGCAAAGGTTGGAAAGGGAATTATTGAAAGGGAGGGCACTCCAGAGGCAATAAAGTATTTTTCTGAAGTGTGCGAGGGACTTACTAACTATGGATATTGGTTTTTTCTTTCTACATTGTGGGTGAGTTATTCAGGTCATTCAGATTTAAAGTTATGGAAACAACTGTTTAATAGCAAGAGGCCAAAACGGAAGAAATGCATTATGAAGCCCAGTGAACTTAAAGTGTTCGAACAATTACCCTATTTCATTACGGTATATAGAGCGCATAGACCAAATGAAAAAGACTGGATTGCATATACTCTTGATCCGTTGATTGCTACAAGATTCGCAAATGAGCGGGGAGTTAATACAATCGGGGAATACAAGGTGAAGAAAAGGGATGTTCTTGCATTGTTTTTAAGACGAGGGGAAAAAGAAGTAATTGTTCTCGATAAAACAAAAACACAATTTATTTCTAAAATATTTATTTGAATAGAAAGGGGAAACAAGAGATGGGATATGTTGAAGAGTTAGAAACAAGTGGTTGGCATATTGCTGTAGGCGACGTTTTCAGTAATGGTATTGAGGAATTTCATTTAAAAGTTACTCAAATCGAAATTGAAGATGAAGAAAGTGATCCGGATAATGCAAGAATATATTGCTTGCCAGTTGATCCTAACGATCATAACAAAGCTGTAGCAAGTTTAGATGATGCGTGGCATAGAGCTTGGTATATAAATGCTTGCTGGTATAAGTAATTAATACAAAATCTTTATTTTAGTAGGAGGGGAGAATAGTATCATGACCAAAACATTATTTAAAGTTCCTGTTGGAGATTGGTCACAGGATGGGCATAATCAATATCAAGATTTTTATGTATATTGCAATTATCCAGTGAAAGTGATGCGACAAGCATATAAAGATACATGTGGAAAGATTGGATTACAGATGAATTGTAGTGAAAATTATACAGGTATCGAAGGTCTTCCATTTCGAAATTGGAGATACCTTTTAGTAGAATGCGAAGAATCAAGTATTTGTGAGGAAGCTGTCGATATTTTATCTAAACATGGGTTTAGTTTCAATAATATTCATGAAGATAAAGGGATATGTTTTTCAGAAAGTGACGTATTAAACCTATTTATGTGGTTTATATCTTATAGCATGCCGGCAGATTTTGAGTGGGAAGAATTTAAGATTGAAGCAGAACCAATAATTGGTTACTGGAATAAAGAATTGAATCATCAAATTGGTTATGGAGTATTCTACTAACAAAATCGTTATTTGAAAAGGAGACAAAAAGGATGAATGAGACCAAGCATTTATTTGAAGATGGCGAAACGGTACGGATTAAAGAAACTGGTGAAGTAGTTACAGTTGACCATTGGTGGTATGCGAGCAACTTAGGATGGACAGTGCAATACAGCATTGTAGAACATCCATCTACATGGTTTGCCGAACGTGAATTAGAAAAAATTTCTTAATAAATTCGTTATTTTAGAGAAAAGGAGTCGAAAGAATGAAAACATTTAATGTAACTTTCACAGAATTAAAGGTATATGAGGCAGTTGTTGAAGCAGAGTCAAAGGAAAAAGTTATCGATACGATTAAATGCTTAAAAAGAACCGAGGATGATTTAGTAGACAAGGGGGTCATTATAAATGAGGTTAGTGAGATAAATGTTAATGGAGAACAAAAGTTCGAGTAAATCAGCTTCTCAGATTGTTCATTTTGAGGTAGCAACAACTTTCTGAATATCATAAGACCTTATTGATAAAAAAGCTCTTATTCGAGCGTACAAGCCGGTTATAAACATTGCGTAGGAATTGGAATGAATTTATTAAGAAAGGGAGCATAAAAAATGAGAACTGGGAAGAAAAAACATGTTAAAAGAGCCATTTTGAATCGTCAAAAGGAAATCGATAAAGAACGGACTGCTGCAGCTTGGAGAAATATTTTTGTAAAATCAGGAATCATAAAATAAAAAGAGGAAAAGCAACTCGTTGGGGACAAGTCACTTTTCCAGATGGCAATGTAAATCCATTATAGCAAAACATATGTACAAGTTGTAGGAATAAACAACGAGCCATTTTGACACCTATCGACAATCAGAAATGCGGTTGTTGATCTGGGAATATGAAAGTAGGTGAATCATCATTTGTTTAACTGGCTGAGAGATTACCAAAAGTTAGAAGAAGAAATTGCCTATCTGGAATACAACTTAGATAAGACAAAAGCTGAATTAAGACGCTGGGTCAGTGGTGATTTGAGAGAAGTACGTTTAACGGCAGAATCTGAAGGTGCAAAAGTTGAAAACCGCATTGAAGCGATGGAATACGAATTAGCACATAAGATGAACGATATGTATAGATTAAAAAAGTTAATTAGTAAGTTTAGAGGATTAGAAAATCAGATACTCAAATTGAAATATGTGGATGGTATGACGTTAGAAGAAATAGCGGAAGTAGTAAATTATAGTTCTAGTCATATCAAAAAGAAACATGCGGAACTCGTTAGGTTAATTAAGTTTGTGGAACGAGAAGGTATCATTTAGGTTCACTCCTAAAATGAATCGAAACGGTTGAAAAAGTGATTTATATTAATAGCATACAATTTTAGCAGAAGGGCAACTGGTGCACGGTTGCTCTTTTTAGTTTTGGAGGTTATTAGGTGATGGATGTACAAGAGTTATCGATGCGATTAGAAAATCTAGAACATAAAGTGCTTCAGGTAGAAACGAAGGCAGATGCGTTAAAACAAACTTCTATACAAAAAGGCGATAAAGTAAAAGTGGTGTATCCACATTTAGGGATACAAGGCGAGTACTTAGTGAAGAAAATCGATAATGGCGTGATGGAATTGGTAGCAGAAGAAACAATGAAAAAGATTCAGGAGTGATTAGAATTGAAGAAGTTATCTAAACAAGAGTTAGCAGCTGTAATGACACATTGTATTTCAACGCTTGGTGAGAAAATGGTTAATGAGCAGATTGATCCCCAGAAGTTAGCGCAAGCAAGTGCAATCCATAATGATCTCTTTGATAATACAACTCCTAAAGAACGTAGAGAAGCGACGATTAGTTTACTAGGGAAAGCAATTGACGAGTTTTTAGAAAGTAAGGAGTGAGGATATGGGAAAGGGATATTTTAATATGGCCGTATGTTTAGTGTGTGGTCATCAAGATAGAGTGAATCATCCATCTAAAGAAGAGTATCAAGAAGTAACTGTTTGTCCGAAATGCAACGGTGCGTTTGTAGATGTGTGGAAGTTAGAGAAGTACAAACAACATATTAATCAACATAGAGAATGTGAGCATAAGTATCGATTGATGGACAGTAAAACAACACAGATACAAGCTGATAACAGACAAGTATCTATCCATATCTTAGGGAGTTTCTATTGTGAAAAATGTCTTGATATTCAATTCCGTGGAAAGATCGAGGAAGGAGATCAAGTAAATGGATGCATTTAATAAGATGATAAATGATATGCAAAATGATCAAGTGGGAAAGGTTATGTTAGATTTTTCTTTAGCTGCAAAGATGACATTCGCTGCCTTCACGCAGTTTAAAGAGGCTGGATTCACTGAAGGGCAAGCATTTGAATTAACACGAGAGATATTAATCAATTCATTAAATAATAATCAATAGACCGATGAGGTGGGAATGAATGCAAGTATATTGCTCTGAGTGCGATAAAAGTTATGACATGCAGCCGCAAGTAACACAACTTCCTAATCGTATTGAGAAGTGTTTCTTTATTTGTCCTCATTGTAATTATGAACATATAGCTGCGTATGTGAATGATAAAATTCGCAAGCATCAAGCAGATATAGCAAAGTGTCATGAGCGGATTAATAAAAAGAATCTTGCTATCGAAGATGAAATGAAACGGTTAAGGAAGAGGTTTGAAAGAGCAAAGTGAGAGGTGAAGTGAGTTTGAAAATGCCATTAACAAAGCATCGGTGTTTAGATAGAAACTGCGGATTTGAAGAGACTTCTCATAAGATACGTGACGGTTGGATATGTCCTTATTGTAACGGGCCAATGACGTTTGAACAGGTGAATAAGAAAAAAGAAAGCGCCAAATGATGGTGCTTTTTATTTTGGAGGAGGATGAAGGATGGAATCTATAACAGAAATAATTGCTAATTTAGAAAAAAGAGTTAACGATTTGGAAAGAGATAATGATGGTCTGAAACAAGCGGTACTTGATGTTTCTGCAAGCGTAGAGGTACTCAGTCGAAGGGTTAGTATGTTAGAGGAAGGATTAGCAACGAAAGCTGATATAACTCATGTTCAATGAATTATTAAACAATCTGAGGAGGATTCACAAAATGGCTAATAACAAATTAATTATTGAGGTAACGGCAGATACAACTGAAGCATTAGAAGGAATCAAAGAAGTAACTCAAGCTGCTAATGAATGTGCAGATGCATTAGAAAAGTTGGAAAAGGCGATGAGTAAGTTTAAAGGGATAGCTGAACCAGTTGAAGTATCGTTTGATATAAAAACAATTGCTCAATCCACACTTGAGCAGACGGCAGACTTTATTAAATTACAAGCAAATAAACTAGATATAAAACGTTCGGACCGATATCGATCATTGTAGACGCTGTTCTAAATTATGCAGCGTCTTGTTTGTTGAGAGAGGGTAAGGAGTGAGGAGAGATGAGGAAGCCACTTAGACCATGCTGCGAATTTCATTGCTATAATCTCACACGCGAAAGATATTGTGAGGAACATAGATACAAAGAAAAGGAAACGCAACAAGACAAGAATAGATACTATGACCGATTCAAACGAGATAAGGAGAGTACGGCTTTCTATAAGTCAAAGGCATGGGAAAGGTTAAGAGAGCAGGCACTAATGAGAGACAAAGGTTTGTGCCTACATTGTAAGAACAACAGAAAGATTAAAGTTGCAGATATGGTTGACCATATCATTCCAATAAAAGTTAATCCGAGTTTAAAATTAAAATTAGAAAACTTACAATCACTCTGTAATCCATGTCACAACAGAAAAACAGCAGAAGACAAAAAGAAATACGGGTAGGGGTGGGTCGAAAAACATTCAGGACGGTCTTCCCGTACCGCCGCCCCCTCAACTTCGCAGAAAAATCCGTTTTTGCATATTTTTTTAAGGGGGTGTAATCATGGCTGGAAGAAATAAACAACCACTTTCTGTTATACAGGGAAAAGGTAGATCAAATCACATTACAAAAAGTGAGAAAAACAGAAGAGAAAAACAAGAAGAAGCATTGCGGGGGCATACTGATAAAATTGAAGCTCCATCTTATTTGACCGCGGCACAAAAAAGGGAATTTGATGATTTAGCTGCTGAATTAGTCAGATTGAAAATTTTCAGCAACTTAGATGTGGACAGTTTAGCAAGGTATGTTGATTCTAAAGACCAGTATATAAAAATGGTTCGTCTGCTAAGAAAAACAAAGCCTTCGGACGATTTTAAATTGTATTCTCAAATGCAAAGAAGCAAGAATCTTTTATTTAATGAATGTCGTTCTTCAGCTAGTGATTTAGGTTTGACCATTACATCCCGCTTAAAATTAGTTATTCCAGAAGCAGATACTTCACAACAAAAGCAAAGTGAAGCGCAAAAGCGTTTTGGTGATCGTATATGAACTGGATAATGGAACGGGTTTTTGCATATTGCGAAGATATTTTAAGCGGCAAAATAAATGCTTGTAAAAAACATCGTTGGGCCATCGAACGATTTATAAGGGATTATGAGGAGTGTCAAAGTGAAGACAGTCCTTTTTATTTTGATGGAGAGATAGCAGAGGATTTTTACTGGTTTGCAAAGGAATTTAAGCACGTTGAAGGGATTTTGGCAGGTGAATCCGTAGAATTAACTGATTTTCAATTGTTTTTAGCGGCTAATATTTTCGGATTCAAAAAGAAAATAAATGGAGCAAGGCGATTTAGAAAAGTTTTTATTCAATTAGCGCGTAAAAATGCTAAATCTCAGTTTCTTGCTATTGTAGCAGCTTTTTGTACATTTATTGGAGAAGAAAAACAACGTGCTTATATCGCTGGATGGACAAGGGACCAATCATCTGAAGTTTATGAGGCTGTAAAAACAGGGATTAGTTCTAGCGAATTGTTAGAAGGGAAATGGAAAGAAGCTTACAGTACTATTGAAATATTTAAAAATGGCTCAGTTGTCGTTCCACTTTCAAAAGAAGCTAGAAAAACTGGTGATGGTAAAAACCCGTCTCTTGGAATTGTCGATGAATATCATGCACATGAAACTGATGAAATTTACGATGTTTTATCGTCTGGTATGGTGGCAAGGAAAGAGCCGTTAATGTTTATCATAACAACAGCTGGTTTCGACTTATCAAGGCCTTGTTATAGAGAGTATGAGTATGTCAGTGATATCTTAGACCCGTCAAAAAGTGTAGAAAACGATGATTATTTCGTTATGATCTGCGAATTGGAAAAGAATGATGATATCAAAGATGAGTCGAATTGGATAAAAGCAAACCCAATCGTAGCAACATATGAAGAAGGTTTGGAAGGTATACGTTCAGATTTGAAGGTTGCTCTTGATAGACCTGAAAAGATGAGGGCCTTTTTAACAAAAAACATGAATATTTGGGTCGATAAAAAGGACAACGGATACATGGATATGTCAAAATGGCAAAAATGCGAAGTAGATAACCTTGATTTTTCAGGTGCAACTCTTTGGATAGGTTGCGACTTATCAATGACAACGGATTTAACAAGTGTTGGTTGGGTTGGAATGGATGATGAAGGTAATTTTATAGTTGGACAACATTCTTTTATGCCTGAAGCGCGTTTGAAAGAAAAGATGGCTACAGATAAAGTGCGTTATGACTTATGGGCTGAACAAGGATATTTGACTTTAACACCTGGTGAAATGGTTGATTATACAATTGTTGAATCTTGGATAGAAAAATTTTCTAAAGACAAAGAAATTCAAGAGTTTGATTATGATAAATGGAATGCATTGCATCTAGCGCAAAATTTAGAGAATAAAGGGTTTGTTTGCGTGGAAATCCCTCAAAGGATAGCTAATTTATCC